ATGTTGGTCAAGAAGTCGAAATCCACGAGAACGGAGGGTCTGGTTACGCAGTCATTACCGTCACTAATCTCATCTAAGTCCGTAACCAAGATACTTACGGCAAAACTAAATGCAACCACCAAGAGCCCTTTCGGGGGCTCTTTTTTAATGGCAGCCTAATGGCAGCTTTGGTTTCGGCGTGGCTCAAAATCTTACTTTCAATCTGGCCGTTGATACTAACTCGGCCGTATCGTCGATTAACCAGTTCTTCAACTCCTTCGACCAGGGCGCGGCCAAGGCAAAGAGTCAGCTCAACCAGGCATTCGGTCAGACTCTTCAGACAAACGTACAGATTAACCTAAAGAATGGCGAGCTGGTTGCCAAGAAGGTCCAAAACATCCACCAGGAATCTAAGAGGCTTCAGACAGCAGTCGACGCCATTAACGGAAAGTGGGGCAAGACTCCCAATGAACTAAAGCGACAGCTCGCGGCCCTGAAGCAGCTACAGGGCGACACCAAGAAGTATCAAGGGGATACGAACAAGGTTACCTCTGATTGGCAGAAAGTAACACAAAGGATCAAAGACGCTAGCCATCAGCTCAAGAAGATGACCCAAGGGGGGCCTCTTCAGCAGATGAAGGCTAGCCTTACAGGGATTATTGGCAAGTTTGCACTTGTGCAGACAGCCGCCAACCTGGCGACTGGCATGATCCAGGGCTTTGCACGAGCTGGGGCCGACTTTGCTAACATGGCTGGCAGGATGGAGACCCTTAGCCTGCAGATGGAAGCATTTACGGGCAGCACCCAGGCGTCCAATGCGGCATTTAACGAGTTCGTCGACATTGCGGCAAAGACCCCCTTCAACCTTGAGCAGGTTGCAAGTGCTGGTAAGATCATGATGGCCTTTGGTGTTGATACCGACGTGGCAGTTAAGGCCACTGAGCAGCTGGGCATCGTAGCTGCCGCCACAGGTGGTGACATCAATTTGCTGGCCAGAAACTTGGGCCAGATTGCAGCTCAGGGCCAGGCCTATACTCGTGACTTAACTCAATTCGCAATTCAGGGTATCCCCATCTGGGAGCAGATGAGCCTGGTTACTGGTAAATCGGTGGCAGCGCTGAAGGAAATGGCCAGCGAGGGGCAGATCAGTTTCGGCATCGTCTCACAGGCGCTGGACAATCTGACAGCTAAAGGCAGCCAGTTCTCCACAATCGCCGAAAGGATGCAAGAGACCTTCCAGGGGCGAATGGCTCGCATTGAGGCCTCTGTTAACCTGTTGGCCAAGGAATTTGTGGCGGCATTCAATCGGATGGATGAGTTTATGGGCAACATTGTCAGCGGCTCCATGAAAACGCTTGCCGACAGCATCCAGTGGATTGCCAAAAATATGCAAGGAATCGCAACAGCGATCGGCGCAGCTACAGCTGCTACAGTTGTCTACCTGGCTGTAAGCAACTTCGGCGCCATCATAGGTGGAATCAAGGCGGTCGCGTTGGCCATTAAGGCCGTCGTAACCTGGCAGAACATGGCAAACGTTGCTACTATCGCCTTCCATGCCTTGACTGGCAACTGGGTGGCAATCACAGCTGCCGTCGCCGCAGGCGCCATCGCATACGCTGGTATTTCTACCGCTATGAATGAGGCCACGAAAGAGGCTGCACTTTTGGATGCAGAAATGGCGGGGAGCGTCGAGACCACTGGTCAGCTCACGGATGCACAGAAGAAACTGGCCGAAGAGGCTGGGCTCAAGGATCTGATCAAAGACCACGAAGATCTGACGGCGGCGATGGGCGAGAAGAAGGCTGCACTTGATGAAGAGATCAAGGTCCTTGAAGCCCTGAAGACGATGACTAAAGAAAAATATGACCAAGAGATCCAGGGGATCAAGGATACGATCGCAGAAGATAAGATCAAGCAGGACGAGATGAAACAGAACCATAAGGATCGCCTGGCTGAGATTAATGAGCGCTATGATGCAGAGCTTGACCTGATCGATCTTGCTATCGGCAAGTTGCGCGAGAGGACCAAGAGCGAGCAAGCGCTTTACGACTTCGAGAAGAAACAGCTTATTGAGAAAATTAAGAGCGGCGACCTCGACAAGGAAGAGCTGCTTAGGGCTAATGCACGCCTGGACCGAATGAACAACCAGGAAAAAATCGCGGAACTACTCAAGCAGAAGGCTGAGAAACAGGCCGAAAAGGACAAAGAGATCGCAGACGAGAAGAAGAGACAGACCACTGAGTTGGAGGCAATGAGGGATAAGATCAAGGATCAAGAGGGTCAAATCAAGGAACTAGAAAAAGCCCGCAGAGATGAGATCAAAACGATCGACGACGCGGTAAAATCCGCAGAAGGTATGACAGACGAGGTCGACCTTACGAATGTCGAGGTTAACGAGCAGATTGGCCTGGTGCAGGACTTGGCTGTCGAGTACCATAATGCCAGGCTCCAGGTCGACGAAGTGGGCAAGGCTATTGATAGAGCTATTATTAAGCAGAGGACCCTCAACACGGAAATGAGCAAAGCAGGCGGTGGCGGTGGAACCGAAACCGATGGAATCAGGGCTTCTGGTGGACCTGTGTCTGGAGGCTCGACCTATACCGTCAACGAGCTTGGTAAGGAGGCCTTCTTGAGCGCTAGCGGCAGGCTGAGCATGATCAATGCTCCTGCTTTCGGTAGCTGGAAGGCGCCTAGCTCTGGTACAGTTATCCCAGCCCACCTGACTAAGCAGCTCAGTATCCCCACTGGCGGGGTGAACTTGAACTCCGCGGCCTCCTCTAACGCTTCCCGTGCTGGGGCTGGCGGAATGGGCTCCATGATCCGTGCCATCCAAGGATCCATGAGTGGCAACACTTTCAACCAGAGCGTCACCGTTCAGGCCGCCAACCCCGTTCAGGCCGCCAATAACATGATGGTCGAGATGACTCGCATGAAGCGTCGCCGCCTGGGCCGATAGGCATCCTTGTTCAGACGCTAGATAGCCTTGTTTCATTTTGGTGATCCCGAAGATGCGGCAAAGCTGCAGCTGAACGAGTATCTGAACAGGATGGGGCCTGAGGTCCCTAATGTCCACTTCGAGGACATGGAGGAGCAGGATCTGCGCAACGTGATGGCATACATCTACGGGGCGCTGCGAGGAGGCATTAGGGACGGCCTGGACGAGGCTGTAATCGATATTTTGAGGGATTGGTACGACGAGGTGTTCGTCGCCCTTGCAGCATCTTCTGACAGCTTTAGAGAGAATGTCCTGAAGGGATTCGTGCTGCCACCTGGCGGGCAGCCCGAGCGCAAGAAGTATCGAGAGCTTGCTAGGAAGGCTTCGGAATCCTAGCCCAGCTAAGTACTCCTGATGGCTGGTCCCATAATTGGCATTTCATACACCGACGCGGGTAGTACTGCTTACAATTTTCAGATCGACAATTTTGGCGACAACGCCTACCCCCGTAGCTACACAGGAAGTGTCTCGTTTGACATGTCGGCCAATGGCGCCAACCTGCTGGGTGGGCCTGCTTACAGGCAAAAGTATCAATGGGTTATATCCACCATCATGGAAACGACGGAAGCTCAAGCGTTCGACGTGATGTTTCAGGCATGGGACACCGACCGTGCTGCAGGCTTAACTGCTGCTTGCGGAATCACAGATCAGACCTGGGGTCCAGATGTTGATACGGACGCCGTGTTCGTGACAGCACCGTCTTACACCAGGTTAAGCCCAAAACTGACTCTGGTTAGCTTCGGCCTGCAGGAGGTTTGATCATGGGATACTTAGTACAAAAGACTCGCGCTGCCCAGCTGCTTATCGGCGGACAGGACTACACCTCCAGCCTTGTTGAATTCCAGGTCAGCGACTCTGGAGCCTTTAAGAAGGGCTTGATGACCACGTCTGGCACTCTCGTGCTCGGGCAGAGGCCTGGCGGCACAGAAATCGAGGATTACGACAGGAATATCTTCAAGCGTGGAACTCTGGTCACCTTGGATGTGACAGAACCAGGCGGAGCCGCCTACAGACACCCTCGCGGCTACTTGTATATAATTAGCACAAGCTATAATGTCGAGGCAGAGCAGCTTGACGTGGAGATCGGCTGCCAGCTTTCCCTGGCTTATCTGACCGATAACGCAGAGGCCATCTTCCCGCTGGTCCCAATTCATTTGGACCCCGCCCAGAAAACAGTTGAGAACTGTTCTGCCGCCTTCGCTTCGGCGGGCATGGTCCTCTACCAGGACAATCAAGGCAACCTGGTCAGCCGTAAGTTCTTTGGCACCGACTCTTCTGCTGGCATCGAGGCTGGTGAATGGGTTTCGGTGCTTGGCGAGAGTGCGCTGTCGGTTGCACCGCTGGCGTCTGGTGGAGCGATCCCCGACAAGATTAAACTTTCCTACCAGGTTCCAGATGGACTACTGGCAGACGATCAGCTTGGCAAGGTGGATACCACGGTTGAGACCTCTCAGTATTTCATCAACTACCCCGCTACAATCTGGAAGCGTAACCCAAATCCCACTCCGACAGGACAAGGCAAGCTGCCTGACAGCATTAAGACCACCCAGCAGGAGATCCCCCGCACCTCTGGTTGCGGCAATACGCCAGAGCCGCCATATATTATCACCAACCAGGAAGTTATCCCTGGTGAAACGTACACCTATCTCCTCTGCAGTGATGAGTGGACTACCGACAGGGCTAATGAGTACCTTCCAGCCACCCGC